GTGCTGTTTTCGCATGGGCCGGTGCCGGACATGGAGTAGGACGAATGAACCGTTCTCATACCGAGAACCATCTGGTTTCCCGCATCGGCTGGTTGCGTGCCGCCATCTTAGGCGCAAACGACGGGATCGTCTCAACCGCCAGCCTCATCGTCGGCGTGGCGTCAGCTTCTGCGGGGCGATCGGAGATACTTGTGGCCGGGATCGCCGGTCTCGTCGCTGGCGCGATGTCAATGGCGGCCGGCGAATATGTGTCCGTCAGCTCGCAATCGGACACTGAAAAGGCCGATCTGGAGCGGGAACGGCTGGAGCTCGAAACCCAGCCGGAGTTCGAACGCGAAGAATTGGCACAGATTTACGTTGCGCGCGGTCTCGATAGCGATCTTGCGCACAAGGTTGCGGATCAGCTCATGGCAAAGGATGCGCTCGGGGCACATGCACGCGATGAGCTTGGGATCTCCGATGTCATGACGGCAAAGCCTATTCAGGCGGCTTTGACCTCAGCAGCGACATTCTCCGTTGGTGCTATCCTGCCCCTCATCGTCGTATCAATTTCTCCGATATCCATACTCGTGGCGACCGTCTCGATCGCCTCGCTGTTTTTCTTGGCTGCGCTTGGTGCGCTGGGCGCCAGAGCTGGCGGAGCTGACACCACAAAAGCAACGCTTCGCGTGTCCTTCTGGGGTGCGCTCGCCATGGCTCTGACGGCCGCAATAGGTTCTTTGGTCGGCACTGCGGTCTGAGTTCATACACGCCGGCGCTTGACCGGCCTCCATCGTCGCACTTGAATGAATTTATGCCGCCTTCATCGAGGGAGATCGCGGGATGCTGAGATATCTGGAAGCCTACGCCGGCGTGTTCACGCCCGAGCAGGTCAAGCAGATGCAGGAAGAGATGGACAGGGACAGCGTACCAGGCGAGAGCGAGGAAGATCGCGCCAGACGGGCGGAGAAGATCATCCTTCGCTATCAGACCACCGCGCAGCCTGATCCGAACCAAGCTTAGGCTTGCCTGAAACGCAAAAAGCCCCGCCGGCCAGAGCCAGCGGGGCGATGCCTGAGATGCGGCCTGGAGGGTCCGCCGCAACCAGAATATTTCCGGCAAGAATGAAGGCGGGTCAAGGCGGCGGACGGCCGGTAATCCACGTATAGGCACCCAGCGCCCAGCCCGCAGCAGTGACGATCGCAATGCCAAGCCGAATCAGCCAGCGGCCGAGCGTGCCGGCGCCCTGCGCCTTGGTGCGCAGTGTCGTCACCTCGACCGTCACCTTCTCCATGTCGTCGACCTTTCTCCGAATGGTCGACAAGTCTCCCTCCAACCGGGTCGTCTGGGTGGACAAATGATCGAGGCGAGAATGGAGCACTGCACGGCTCTGATCCTGCCGCTCAAGCCGGTCCTCGATCCCGGAGAGCTTTCCGATCACCGTGCCAAGGGCACGTTCAATGTTGCTGTCTGGCAATGTCCCCGCCCCTTGTCATTGCTTCTTCCGGCAGGCCGGCGCGCGCTGGCATGCACGGTTGTTGCCGGCAGTGTCGGCAAGGAACGGCTGATCGTTCTGCCGCAGCCAGGTCACCGTCGCCGGCGCAGGCGCGGTCTGGACGAAGCCGGCCCCTTCAACCGCAGGTGCCGTCTGGCAGGAGGCGGTAGCCAAACTCGCGGCACCAGCCAGCATCATCGAGGCGATTGATCTCGGCATCGTCCTTCATCCTCTTTTCAATCAGATCTCTGGCCCGCTCGATCGCGGCTGAACGCTCGGCCTGCCGACCCGCATTAAACTGCGCGCGGCGGTCGATCTGCCATGCGGTGAAAGCTGCGAGGCAGGCCGCGACGATCGCCACGGCCTGCCAATAGCGCAGAAACACGCCAAGCACCGCGCCCATCATTTCCTCCGCAGGAGCATTGCGGCGATGCCGGCAGCCATCAGCGCTACAGCGATGGCAATGCCCCACCATGGCGCATTGTTCTCCGGAACGACGCCTTCAGGCTCGGCCGGCGCCGGCATCGGCATCGGCGCTGGTGCCGGCTGCGGAGCCGGAGCAGGCAGCGCAGCGCTGGCCGCGCGCGCACCCTCGATGCACAGCGCCCGTTCCTTCTCACGGCGGTTCACCAAGCCTTGAATGGTGCGCAGCGGATCGCCGCCCTTGACCCACATCATCATCGCGTCGCACGCGCCTCGCACGTCGCCGGCATTGAGGCGGCGCGCCATGGTCGAGCCGCAGAAGCCGCCGACGCCGATGTTGTAGGTGACAGAGACAAAGGCGATGTAACTCTTGTCCGGCAGCGCGTCCGGGGCGGCGAGGCACTTGCGCATACCCGCTTCGTGCTCAGTCAGCGAGCCGATGAACATGGAATCGCACTGCTCACGCGTGAAGCGCATGCCCTTCTTGATGCCCTCCGTCTCGCCGTAGCAGGCCGTCCATACACCGACGACATCCTGATAGGCGACGAGCCGCAGGCCCTCCAGTGGCCCTGTGAAACCGACAAGCGCGGTGCCCAACCCGGTTGCGACCAGCACGCCGCCGGTCCATTTTGCGATACGCGAACCCTTCATTGCTTTTCTCCCATGTCCTGAAGAATGAGACGGGCGACAAGGCCGCCGACGGCCGCGAGACCCGAAAGGATGGCGAAGCTGCGTTCCGGGATCGGCAGCAGGCCGTCCATGAACGGCAGCGCCGCGTCGATGAAGATGAAGATGACGGCCACGGCCCACAGCCGGACGCTCCAGGCGCGCAGCAGCACGCGCCGCCAGTCAGGCAGCAGTTTCATAGGGGTTCTCCCGGATGTGAGGGATGGATTCGACAGTATCCCCGATCCGTGCTTTCATGGATGCGGGGAACAAACTCTTGGGGTTAGACGATGGTGCGGGAGAACCTTATTTGTCCGGACTGCAAGGGCACCGGGCGAGCTCTTTCAGCCAGTGAGCAGAAGCCAAACTGCAAATGTTGCGGCGGCAGCGGTCGCGTAAACTACTTCCTTGCGTCGGCCGAACTAAAGGAGAAACTGGCGAACCAGTATGCTTCCTAGCACTTTCTCGCGGTGCGGAACCTTTCTCAGGGCGCCGTGTTTAATGCGACGACTGGCGTACCTCACCCAGTCAGCATCCGGTCTCTCCACCGGAGCAGGCGGCCGGCTTCCCTCACTCCACACAACCCCATGGCCGGCCGCCGCTTGCCTCTTTAGTCGCAAGGATTCGACAGCCCGTTAGGGCCGTGGTTCATTCCCCGCCGGGATGGAGGGGAACATGATCTCTGTAGCGTTTCGCTTGATTGACGGCCTCGGCGGGCCGGCAATGGGTGCCAGAGCGTTCGTTGCTGCCGACTGCGAGGTCGATTGGCACGACAAAACCACCTCGCGGCTTGTCGCTCTTATCGACACCGGCGCTGGCCGTTCATGGATCGACGCCGACAGCGCGCCGAGTTGCCCGCCCAACGAGTTCGATATCCCAGCGCGCTCAGCTTTCGGGGGAGCCACCACGCATGTCGGCTATAGCGGCAATGTGATCCTTGGTAACGGCGTGCTTGCGATCAAAACCAATTTGATTGCCGGCCCTCTCTCCAAGAAGCACATGGGCATCGCCATGCTTATCGGCCTTGATATCCTCTGCCACGGCCGCCTTGACATTGACTATCCGGGAAGGCGCGTAACCTTTTCCGTACCCCACGGATAGGATGCCGAAGAGAGATGCGAGGTTCATGCCGGCCACTCGAACGCCGGCAACACGGCAAGCACAGCCTCAACAGTCGGCGGGCTCGCCGGGTTCACGTCCGCAAGCATGGCAGTCGACGCTGTCCAGACCGCCGAGCGCCAGTTGAACAGCGCCAGCGCCTCGGCGGCATAGGCGGGATTCGGATCGTCGCGATAGCTCACCGCCGTCTGGATGCCGTCATAACCCCGCTCGCGCGCCTTGGCGTCGAGGTGCTGCTGAATGGCGCTGGAGTACATCGCCTGCATGGCGGCCGGCGAGACGTAGCCCGGCTGAAGCTCCGGCAGAATGTCTGCCCGCGCCGCCAGCGCCTTTTCGGGCGTGTCGACATCGGCCTTGAATGTGATGACATCGACCGTCTCCTCCACCATCGCCGGCACCGTCTCACCGTCGTCGTTGGTGGCCGTGCCGGGAACTGTCCTGAAGAACAGCCACTGGTTGAAATCAGCGTCGGTTCGACGCGCCTGGATAGCCGAGGCCATGATCACCATCCCTGCTTGAGGACATAGAAGTAGAACGGTCCGACCGCAGAGCCGAGCCTGTTTTCCACGTAGAGGTTGTTCGGCGTAGATGCGCCGACACCGAAGTTGAGCGCGCCGTCCGCTCCGGTCGTGCCCGTCAGCGCAGTGCCGTAGACGTTCACCGTCGAGGACCCCTGCGCGACTTTCAGGACGCTATTGGAGCCGGTATGTGTGCGCGCCGCGAGAATTGCGCTGTGGTTCGGGACGTTGGTTGTGACGAGCACGTACGCCGCCTCGACGCCGCTTCCGAGATTGATTGTGACAGCAGCATCGTCCGCGATGACGCCGACATTGAAGGCAATACCGGCATTCGTCAGAAACGCCCCCTTGGTCGCCGCCTTGAACGCCTCGCGGCCTACTGCCCCGCCGCCGAGCGTGGTGAGCATCGTATCGAACGATCCGTCATCGAGAAGCTGGCGCGCCTGGGGGGTGAGATCGGCAAGCGACAATGCTCCCGCACCGGAGAACCAGGGCAGCTTGTTCGCCTGGCCGGAGAGCCCGCCGAAGGCGGTCAGGTTGGGAACCAGCACCTGCATGAGGTCGGCGCTGGCGGCGACCATGCGGTCGGCATCGGAAACGCGCAGTATCTCGTAGGGAAGATTGGCCCTGTTCGCACCCGGCCAGCCCTCCGCCAATATGAGCTGTGTGTTGCTCGTCACGCTCTGGATGCTGACCGACAGGCCGGCGGCCTTGAACTGATCGCCGGCGCGCAGTCCAGCGGTCAACCAGTTCGTACCCTGGCCGTTGACGGTCTGGATGCCATTGCTCGGCGATGCCGTGCCAGCCTTGTAGATCGGGGTCCAGTCAGCCATTGACCTCGCCCTCCGCAGGCGCGGTCGTCGCGGCGATCTGGGCGCGCAGCGTCTCGTTCTCGGCCTGGAGCGTCTGCACCTGATCCATCAGGTCGATGACGGTCAGCTCCAGCCGGTCGCGCTGGAGCTTGTAGTAGGAGGCCGTCTTCTTCTCCAGCGACAGGACTGCTGGCGCGGCTGTGGGCGCCGTGTCCTCAGCGGCGGGTGCCTCAATGCTCTTCTGCTTGGGTGGCATCATGTTCTCCTTAGAGTTGATTGACCGTCGCGACAGCCTTGACGCGGAAGTTGTGCGTCGTGTTGGTGATGTTCTGGCGGGCCTGAAGAAGGTATGTTGCGGGTCCCGTCTGCGGCGCCACGTCGGCAAAGCCACCCGCCACGCTGCGATAACCACCTGGCGACAGGTCCGGGAGGTTGCCCATGAAGTCGAACGTCAGGTCGTCCGACCGGACCAGACGCATGTTGGCGGTTCCGCTGCCGCCGGCGCTGATCGTCTGATAGCCGGAAAGGAATATCAGCGGCGGGTGACCGGACCTGTTGTTGAGCGTCAGGCTGACGATCGTCGTCCATGTGCCATTGTTCGGCACCGTCACGAAGTCCGGCGGGTTTGGCGGAACGATGTTGCCGATATTGGTCGCGGAACCGTAGGCCTGATCGGCGCCGCTGCCCTGCTCGATGTTGATGCGCCGGACAACGAGGTTCTCGACGTCAAGGTCGGCGACGCTGAGATTGCCGATGACCGCTTCCTCGATCTCGGCCCAGCCGATGACCGCGTTGAGGATGTGTGCCCACTCCACGCGCAATTCATGGGTCCGCAGAACTCCATCTTCGAAGATGAAGGGATATCTGCGCGCGCCTTCCGGACCATCGGCAATGCCGAAGAAGTCGGCTAGCATGGCGATCCGGCTCTTGCCGCCGGTCAGCGCCGACAGGAACATTGCCGCCTGTGAGGTGGCGGCGCCGTCCGACGCGGCGGCCGAGATGCCCACCGTGGAGAGCGCGCCGGCCTCCGTCGCCACTTGCTCGGCACGGAACATGCCGCTTGCCGAAAACCGCCCCACCTCCGCGGTCATGTCGAGCCGCCATTCCGTCAGCGCCTCGATGCCGTCCTCCGTCTCCTCGATCCGGCCGGCGAGCAGGTTGGTGATGTCGATCGACGCCTTGTCCTCAAGCTCCAGCTCGAAGGCGGTCAAGTCCTGCGCCAGCAGGGTGATGCTGTTCTCGGTCTCCACGATGCGGCCGAGCAGCGCATTGGTGATGCCGAGCGTGGCGTAGCCAGACAGGCTCAGGTTGATCTGGTTGACCAACTGGCCGACCACCGACACCTGACCATCGGTGATGTCGATCCGGTTGGTCAGGCTCTGCCGCACGTCGGCGACGATATCCGCGAGCTGGTTCTGCGCGCGCCGCGAGCCGATGAAGAGGTCGCCCGCCTGCACGGCCTGGCGGTTGACGGTTTGCCGCAACTGCCGCACGGCCTCGGCCAGCATCCGGATCGTCTCGCCGCCGCCCATCTCCTCGATCTGGGCACGCAGGTCGTCGGTGATGCCGATCGACGCCTTCTCGTCCAGCTCCAGGCCGATGTCGATGACCGACTGCCCGAGGATGTCGATCTCGTCGCCCTGCGCGTTGAGCTGCACCAGCATGGCCGACTGCGCGGCACCCATCGCGTCGAGGTCGTCGCCGATGTTCTGCATCTCGGCCTGCACGCCCTGGATGAGCGAGGCCATGGCGGAATCGGCCGTCGAACGGGCCTGCCGCTCGTTGAAGAGAAGACCGCCGCTCAGCGTCTCCAGCGTCAGGCCATCCGGATCGGGCTGGCCGACCAGCACCGTCGACAACGTCTCTCGCGCCGTTGCTTCCGCGAGATCAGCCGAGGCGAGCGCCGACTGGATCGCCGCAAGCTGCGCTTGGCTGGCGCCGGGCGACGGCCGGCCGATATAGGTCCAGTTCAGCTCGAAATAGTTGCCTGCATCCTGCACCGACGACAGGTCGATCCGAATTTGGTCGATGGTGCCGGTCCACGTCATGTTGACGGTGAGCACCGCCTGACCCTGACCGTCATAGGTCGGCTCGGCTACCGTGATGCTTTTTCCGCCGACCCATCCGGGCGCGTCGCCGGGGTTGCGCCAGAAGAAGACGCCTTCCCATGTCGGCGAACCCGTCTTACGGATGTAGACCTTGATCTGCTTGTAGAGCCCGCCATTGACGGCGAGACCGGTCGGCGAGACGACGAACGGATTGGTCGCGTGATTTGCCGGCCGCAGCCAGCCGCCGGTCGCCACTGGCGTGCCGTTGCCGCTCCAGCCCAGCACATCGTCGTCCCAGCTCCACTGCTTCAGCCAGTCGAACAGCACGCCGACGCCGGCCGAGATCAGGTCGATGGCCTGCGCCAGCGCCTGCGTCTCGCTGATCCAAGCCTGCCGGTCCTGAAACAGCAGACCCTCGGTGAGCTGCGTGACATCGTTGCCGGTATAGTGGCCGACCAGCTGGATGCGCAGCGCCTGGCGCGCGGTGCTCTCGTCGCCGATAGCGTCGAGCAGCACGGTCTGCACACTCTCGATCGCGCCCTGAAGGTTGATGCGGTCGGCATCGACCTCCGCCTCCAGCAGCGAGAAGCGTTCGGCCAGCGCCGAGCCGGGTCCGACCGCCAGCGTGATCTGGTCGAGCGCGAAGGCGCGCAGCCCGTTCGCCGTGGCCGTGGCCTCCTGCCGCAGCACGACGCGCTCGCGCGCTGAAGCGACGATCAGGTCGGACGTCCGCAGCGCCTGCCGGGCAACCGTCTCGCGCAGGTCGCGCGACCACTGCGCCAGATCGCCGGTCGACGACAGCCGCGCATCGCGCTCGGTCGCCACGCGATCATCGATCCGCTCGATGATCGGCAGCAGCGGGCTGTCAGGATTGTTCAGCCAGTCCAGCTGCTCGCGGACATATTCCTCGAACTCCTCACGCTGCCCAGGCAGGTAAACGTCTTCGTCGGTCAGCCGAACGTTCGGCGTGGTGACCGCCACCCAATCGGACGGCTCCACGACGCGCGCGGTGCGCGCCACATAGGTTCCGCGCACGAAGTATGCCGTCGCGGGAAGCAGCTCGACCGTGTGAAGCAACAGCGAGTACAGCGTATCCTCGGGCGCCTGATACGGGATGTCGATCGTCGCCTCGGCCTCGCCGGCCGTCGCACGCCGCACCTCGACGCGAAGATGGGTCACGTCCTCCAGTCCGCCGCGGTAGAACACGCGGATGGAAGGGCGGCGCGGCTCGCCCGTCGCGCTCAGAATGGCGTCGGGCTGCGCATCGAAATCAACAGTGACCTGCGGCGGCGGCAGGATCGGACCAACGGGGCCGATCGGAATCGGCTTCTCGAAGGCGACGTTCCAGTCATAGTCGGACGGGTCGATCTCCTTCAGAAGGACCTGCTGGACCTTCGAGCGCTCGCCGACGATCTCAATGACGAGGAAGAGTTTCGCGACATAGCCGTTGCGGGCCGATGTCCATGCGAGCACATCGAGCGGTTCCAGCAGCCACGCCTCGGGCGGCAGATAGAACGAGTGCTGCCGAAAGCGCCGTTCGTCGCGCAGCATGGTCCGCTGGAGACGCTGCACCTGCGTGCCATAGGGCACGGCGGGGAAGTTCATGCCGATGGGCAAGCGGCGGCCGCCGTCCTCCGCCTCAAAGGTCGCATCGGTCAGTGCCGGCGCTTCCTTGTTGTTCCAGCCCTCCTGCGGCTCGGGATAGGTGCTCTCGATCGCGTTGTGCGTCTCTTCCAGCCTGGGGAACGGCTGGAAGCTCTGCCCCTTGGTGACAAGGATGTCGCCATCGGAGAAGGCATAGACGGCGGAGCCGGGAATGCCGACGAGCGGCTTGAAGATGCCGCCCACCTCGGCGATCTGGCCCGAGGCGGACTTGCTCAGTTCCTTGACGACGGTGAGCGGAACCATGTCGCCGCGCACCTCGTAGCCGCAGCGGAACTGCGGCTCGGTCAGCCCCGTCCCGCCGCCCGGCGCATCGGCAATCGGCACCGGCAGGTCGCAGGCGTTCATTGCTGCGAACCATGCCGCCACCGGCAGGCGGAACGGCGCCAAGTCCTGCCCGCCATAGATCCATTCGCGATAGCCGGCGCCGTCGTCGTAGTAGATGCCGCGCACGAGATTGTAGATGATGACGAAGTTGTTGCGTGTCGGCTCCCATGTCGCCGGGTTCGTCCAGCGATGCGTGCCGACGCCGCCGGCCGTGCTGTCCTTGCGCGGGTCGTAGAGCCGCAGCGGCGGCGGCTGTACCAGCATGCCGCTATAGCCGCCCTTGAACACCTCCTGATTGCTGCGCAGCGTCACGATGAGGATCGGCTGGCCCCGGCCGATCATGTCGCTTTGCCATGGGCGATCCTGGTTGGAGCTCTGCCATGGATTGCTTGGCTGCGTGCCGAACTTCGACAGCAGATAGGCGTCCGTCGTCGTCTGCGTGCCGTCGAGATAACGCACCCACATATAGTCGGTGCCGTTCTTCCGGTACTCCTGCACCGGGTAGCCCTGCTCGGTCGGCGTCTCGTTCCACAGGATCGTGCATTCCGAACCGCCGTACCAGATGCGCGGCTGGCCCGGCGCCGGCAGGTCCCCAAGCTGGAGCACGTCCACGAGGTAAGCGTTCGGTGTCTTGCCGATGCGGCCCCATGTGCCGACATAGATGCGCTTGCCGGCTGTGGCGAAGTCGCCCACGACGAAGGCGACAGGATGGTCATCGCCCACCTGCACCTGCATCTCGACGCCGCGCGGGGTCTCTTGCTGGAGCGCCTTGCGCAACAGGCTGACGCCAATCTGAAGCGCTGTCGTCAGCAGCATCGCCGTCAGCGAGACGATGATCGAGCCGGCCGCCGCCTTGATGCCGATCAGGCCGAGCAGCGCGATGGAGATCGGCTCGGCATGGGCATGGCCGGTCGCCGCCAGCAGCGACGCCAGCGCAAGGCATGCGATGATGAATAGCATTATCCGACCCTGAAGACCCGATCCGCGGCGGCAAGGTCCATCGTGCCGATACCATCCTCGCGCAGCACGAGGACGCGTTCGCCGTTGACGATGCCCAGCGCGTAGCCGAGCGCGCTTTCCGTCCCGAAGGCGGCCACGTCGCCCACCTGCGCCTGGCTCCAGTGGACCTCGGGCAGCAGGCTTGCGACGAGGTCGCCCAGGTTGTCGAAGCCGGCGGCGCGCATTGCCGTCACCGCGCCCTTCAGCGTGGAATAGCGGCGGAACCCGCGCGTCAGGTCCTCGCCGGTCATGACCGCCACCGCGCGGCCGGTGAAGGCCGGGCCGCAATCATGGTCGCCCCAGACGAAAGGCTTCGCGCGGATGTCCGCGATGAAGGCGGCAAGCTGCTGCCGCCAGTCCGGCCGGCGTGTGAGCGCGCGCATCAGTCCTGCCCCCATGCGATTTTCCACGTCGAGATTGCATTCGAATAGCGGTTGATCCGGTCACCGCCGCGGAGCTGCTGCGCCTCGTCCGAGCGGCGGCGTGGATTGGTGCGGGTCAGCATGGAAATGGCATCCGAGACGACGCTGAACTTGATCAGCGATTCACCACCGGCCGCGCCGGTCTCGATCGGCGCGCTGTCCACCTCGGCAAGGAACTCGATCTCGGCCGCCGCGACCGGCTGGCGGGTGGCCGGACTGAGCTGGAGCGAATGGATTTCCACCTTGGCAAGCCGCGCCTCATAGCCGCGCACGATCTGCTGTGTGATCGTGGGGATGGCCGACATGGTGATCTCGACCTGCACCATGCTGAGGTCGGACACGCGCGGGATGTTGCCGATCGACAGGTTCACGTCGCCTGTGTAGGTGCGCGTCACCTGCAAGCCGGTCGTGCCGGATATAACCGGGATGTCGACTGGATAGTCGCCGCTCCAGAAGCCGAACGACCCCGGCGCTCCGGTCGTGCGATCCTTCACGGTGATCCAGAGCAGTTGGCGCGGCGCAAGGCCCTTGTCACGCGCTTCTGTGAGCGCCTGCTGCGTGGCAAGCGAAACGCTTCTCATCGGCGGCGCTCCATGGCACGCAGGCCGGCGCCGCTCACCGTCATGCCGGCGCCCGTACCGGGCTTGTGGGTGTCAGGCATCACGAACATCTTGCAGGCAGGCTTTGCGAGGATCACCGCTGCACCGGCAGAAATCCCGGCAGGGACTCGCGGGAACACCTCGATCAGCGGCATGACGCCATCGGCGCCCGTGACCGCGCTCTCCGAAAACTCGAAGAAGTAGGTACGTTCCGGATTGGAACCGAACTGGATCTGCCCCTTGTCGCCGGGAGACAGCGCGTAGCGCGGGGGAAGTCCCGCCAGACCGAGGGCTCCCCTACCGGCCGCGACGGACGACAGAGTAACCGTCGACGGTCCCGCCGCATCGGCGCGCCCGGCATACGGACTAGGCAACAGTCCCTGCTCCATTTGCGCGCCCCAGATGTACAGGCCAGAGGTACCGTCGCCTTGATAGGTCACGGATGTACCGATCGCGGTGCGTACCAGAGGAGCGAGGCTGAGACCGGAACCGGCAATCGTCCTCACGCTCAGGTGAATTCTCCACCATCCGTTCGGATACTGAATCGCGCCAACCCGGGACGGGACGGTGGCCGCCAGGATGCTGCCGCTCTGGAGGTTCAGTATGATGCTGTTCTGCACCTCCTGATTGGCGAGAAACCCGAGGGACACCTGAACGCTGGTCCTCTCCGCAGCCTTCACGAAGACAGAGAATGTATAGTCGGTCTCGCCGCTGTTTCCGGTCACGTTCTGCTGGATCGTGTGTGCGCCGTTTGCCACGCCCTCAACCATCTTGTCGGCTGCGGTCGTTCCATCCGGAGCGGTGGTCGCGTTCGCCACCACCGTGGTGTCCGTCTTGATCCAGGCAGTGTTGTCGAACGCCTCCGTCCAGCGAAGAGGGTTCAGCGACATCAGCACCGCCCCGGCCGGATCGGCTCTCGGATAGCGCCGATACGGATGGCACAGGAAAAAGCTCTCCTGCGCACCGTGCAGCTTGCGGATGATGGCCGCCAGTTCCTCGGCGTCGTCCAGATAGGATGTCGCAAGCCGGATATCGGCGGTCCACAGCGGGTCGGCAAGCTCGGCCTGCCACACGCGGCCGTCGCCGCCGCCGGACAACTCGTCATTGCGCTGGATCGTCCAGTCCACCTCGGCAATCCGAAGGCGGTCATTCAGATAAGCCAGCGGGTAGGGATAGGTGACCGCCATCGCCTACTTCCTCCACGGATGCGACTGCGCATAGGCCAGCCGGCCGGGCAGCGTCTTGTTGTTCTCGTCCACGACCTTGATCGCGACATCCTGGCTCTCGGCCCGGATGACGGGCCGGAACAGGTCTCCTTCTTCGGCGCGGACTACGAGCACCACCTGTTGCAGCGCATTCGCGGCAGGGGCCGGCGCGTAGGTCGGCATGGGCGCATTGACGGCGCGGCGCGGCAGAGGATCGGCACTGCCAAACGACGCCGCGCTGATGCGGTTGTCGTTCGAAGCGAAACCGGCGCGGACGGTATTGCTGCTCTCGGCGGCATAGCTCATGGCGGCGCCGGTGACCGACATCGGGCGAGGCGTGGGGATCGGCGCGGTGCCCGGAAGCGTAACGCTGGAACCGCCGCCGCCCAGCAGCCAGCCCAGCCCCTTCATGAGCCATCCGAAGATGCCGCCGCCGCCATCCTCACCGGCTGCCCGGACCTTGAAGATGGCGTCCAGAACGTCATCCAGCAGCTTGTCGGTGATGCGATCCAGCGCGTTCAGTGCGGCATTGGCGAAGGACTCCCATATGCCTTTGCCCTGCTCGATGCCGGAGCGGAAATCGTCGATGAAGCCGCGCACCGTCTCGCGGGCAAACTCCATCGCCTCACGCGCCTTCTCGACCCGCTCCATCTCCTCGACCATCCGCGCATAGGCGTCGGCCTCTTTCTGGATTTCCGCGATGCGCTCCGGCGACAGGCCGATGGCGTCCTTCATCGCCGCAGCTTCCAGCTTGCGCGTAACGGTCAGGCGCGCCGCTTCGGCTTCGGTGAGACCGATGGCGTCACGTTCGGCCTTCATCGCCTCGATACGGTCGCGGATGCTCTCAAGCTCCCGGTCATAGTCCGTCTGGCGCGAGCGGGCGCCCTTCTTGTCCTTCTGGCGGTCGCCGTAGTTTCGAACGGCATTGCGACGGACCCTGTCGCCGAAGTCGCCAAGAGGATCGTCGTCCATGATATCGCCGATGCGCTCATTGCGGCGATCGACGGCGCCGCCAAGTTCCCGGACGGCCCGCGAAATGTCGACGCGTCCAAGGGTGACCTTGCCGATGGTTCCAAGGGCCGCGCCGCCTTCTGGTTTCATCCAGTCTGGCATCTTTGCGACCCACTCGTTCACCTTGCCTATGAGTGTATCGATGCCCCCTGTGACGTAGTTGATCATGTTCTCAACGCCGCTCACCAGCAGGTTGACGGCACTTCCGATCGCGACAGCGACTATGTTCGGGAACTGCGTGAAGACGAGCTTCACGTCCTCGTAAGCTGCCCGAAACGAGTTGATGATGAGATTGCCGGTCCATTTCACGCCGGCAACCACATTATCCCACACCCAAGAGAACCATGGAGCAATCGCTTCGATCGCCGGCCGGAGCTCGCTGTAAATTACCTGCCCGATGGCTTGCAGGACGCCCTTGGCGACATCGCCGTAGCTAACGGCCACACCGCTTGTCTCACGAATTTCATGCTGCAAGCCGAGCAGGGCAACACCGGCGACAACAGCAGCGCCAGCGATGATCGGGCCGAGCCTACCGAAAATGCCCATGACACCGCGAGCCTCTGCGCCAACGTCCGACAGCGCAGCGCGAACGCCGCCTTGACCGGCATACATCTGGACGATCTGCGGTCCCTGCTGCATCAGCGTGCGCGTGACACCGAGAGGGCCTATGGTCTGGCCGATGTCGAAGAGCTGAAAGCGCAGGTTCGTGCGACGCCAGTTGTCGTTAGCCGCGCCGGCCCGCTTAATCGCATTGGTGTTCTGCTCGACCTGAGCCTCTTGCGCGGCCAGCGCGGCGTTCGCTACGGTCACTGCCTGCGCGAGTTGGGTCTGACCGTTCGCGGCAAGCTGCTCGGCATTCGCAATCAGGCCGTATCGCTGGTGCAGCCCCACAAGGATTTGCTGCGCCCGCTCGGTCGAGACGTTGCCAGTGTCAAACGCCCGCTGGAGGGTACGCAAACCGGCCTCGAACCGCTGGCTGGCCGAGTATCCTTCGATCGTCTGGCGCTGCAATCGCTCCAAGGCGTTGCCTGCGGCAGAAATCTTCGTGTCGGTCTGCTGGACTGCCGCCCCAACTTCGCGGCTGGATGCTGCGCCAGCCTTGTCGGCGGCGACCTTCTGGTTCATGCCGGCGATATACCCAGAAGCATCCATGTCCGCCGTGACGCGGAGGCTGGAGAGTTGGACTGTCATGTGGTTACCTCTGGGTGCCGCGATGTCGGAAGGAACCGCTGGTGCGAAAGCTCTTCACAATCCTGTTGGTCGCCGTAACTACCGCCGCCCATGCTGATTCATCAGCCAATGACCCGAGGCTTAGAAAGGCGTTGTTTACGGTCTTCTTCGCCGAAAGCTGCTCGCGAAAGTATGCCGATCCAGCCCTCTATGAAGGCGCGGTCGAAGCGCTAGAACGGCTCTTTAGGGAGATCAGACCGGAGCACGCTTCCGAGGTCAGACAATGGGCGGAGCAGAATCAGAAGGACCAGGCCGCCAGCGCGCTTAATGCTGACGACTACGCAACCGAAGCGTTGTGCGATCGGCTGCGACAGGCAATGGCAAGCGGCACTCTATTTGACTGACTTCGGCCTAGGCCGCACCAGCCATTCCGCGTCGATCGCACGGATGTAGAGGGTGAAAATGCGCAGGTCCTCGCCAGCTATCCCATGATCGGCGGCATAGCGGCTGATCGCCTGATAGGAGATCGGGGTTTCGCCGCCGAAGTCGCTCACCTGCCTGTCGAAGCGCAGTGCGTCGAATGCGTCGAGATACAGCCGATGCCAGTCGGCCGGCTCGTAGAAATCATCCTCCGGCCGCTGAAGCCACGCCTCGTCGGGATACTCTTCCGCGAGGGCCGACAGCCACTCGTCGGTGGAAATTGCGCCCTCGTCGGCCGCTATACGGCGGGCGAAGGCGCGGCGGAGTTTTTTGCCGTCTCCTCGATAAACTCGACATCGGTCTGGGCGACGCGCTCCGCGCACCACTCCACCGCGTCGATGATCCGGCGATAGGCGATGTCGGTCATCACCTCCAGCGCCTTCTCCGGCGTGTATTCGATATCGAACCCGCGCCAGCCGAATAGAATGTGCTTGCAGTAGAGCTTGCCCGCCTCCTGCGCCAGTTCGGCACGAGGCGGCGTTTTGCCCTTGTGCTTGCGCGCCAGTCGCTGGAGCAGAAGGTCGCGTTCCGTCTGGTATGGCTGGTAATGCAGCGACCGCACGCGGAAGGCCACGCCCGGCCAGTCCGGATAGTCCTGCCAGTCGCCACGCTCCTCAGCTTCGATGTCGGCCTTGATGCTCTCAAGCTTGACGGTCATTTCTGATCCTCTTCCTCGGGAAGGAACTGTGTGCCTGCGCGAACAAGGCCCTTCTCGCGCATGAGCTCGGCGAAGCTCTCAGCGACCGGCACGCTGCGCTCGCCCGCCTTGAACGCCGTCTTGTGGCCGTAGGGATAGCCAGTGAAGTCAGTGTCCGCGACGAAGGTGACGCGGCTCGTGTCCTTTGCCTTCGCCATCACGCCACCGCCCGCGTCAGCGTTGCCGTCGCCGCGCTCGTGGCATCATAAACGGCCTGAAACGGCACCTCCATGATGACCGCCTGGCTGTTGCCGCCGATGACGGGAGAACCCTCCATGAGCTTCAGCTTGGGCAGCGAGAGCGTGTATTTCGAGCCGCTGGCAGCGCCGATCGTCGTGGACAGCGCCACGTCGCTGTGCGCGACAATGGCATTGTACAGGTCGAGGTTCTCGAAATATGCCTGCATCGTGCCCGACACCTCGAAGCGGCCGAGGCCATGGCTGTCGGGCTCATAGGCCCCCACGACGTCGTTCTGGTAGATGTTCGAGCGGATCGACAGGTTGAGCGAGCGGATTTTCGGCGTGGCTGTGACGCCCGTCATTGTCAGCGCGCCGACATTGGTCGCCGCATTCAGGACAGGTGCCGTCGAGGGCGCGGCATAGGTCGCGCCAGTGATGATGGCGTTGGTCGGCGTCGGGCTTCCGATGCCCACGATGCCCCACGACACGCGGGCGATCTGGCGCGCCTCAAGGGTGAGGTCGAGCGTGTTCACGCGACAGCCGCGATAGCGGATGAAGCTATCCGTCGCTCCCTGTTCGAAGGTCTTCTCGATCGCGAACGTCTTGTGAGCGATGCCGTTCTTCAAGACGTTCGTCGTCCATGTCGAACGGAACAGCGCCTCGAAGAAGTCGTCAAAGGTGCCGTAAGACAGCTCGCCGGCGATCGGCCCCTCAACGGCGCGACCAACGTCGATGACATCGGTGACGTTGCCGTCACCACGCAGCTCGTCGGACACCACCGTCTGCTTGGTGAGACGGATGTTCTCGTTCACCAGCCGCAGCGTCTTGAACGACGGGGTCGCGGGGATAGTGCCCGGCGTCACCTCTGCCACATAGGCAAGCCGGGACTGCGATGCTTCTGCAATCGCCATCGTGATTTCCTTTCAAATGTGGTGGAGGCTTACGAATCCCGCTGCCAGTTCACGGTCAGCGTCAAACGGAAGTAATTGCCATCGCCCTCGCCGGGCTCTCCGGCGCCGATGGACATGTCGATGATGCGGATGCCGGCCGGCCCCTGCTCACGGAACAGGGAGGCAAGGTCGGAGGCGATGACGCGGCCGGCGCGCGAGCCGGTATCGCGCAGCGTCATGACGTGGAAATCTGTCTGGCCGCCCTCGCGCCACAGATTGTCACCGGGCGCGCCGAAGGTCTCCTGCGCGTAGAACGAGCCGAACAGCTCGACCAGCACCCATGCGGCGGGGCTATTCGGCAGCGTCGTCAGGTCGTTCTCGTAGACGAGCGGCGCGCCGGACCATGCGGCATCGAGATAGTCCTTGAACGCATCGAATGCTTCAGGCGTCGCCATCAGGTCACCGGATTGATCACGAGCGCGGGATAGGTGAGAACGGAACCAGCTTGCCGGTCCTTACGCCTGCCGCGGGTGCGCTTGAGCCGATACGGCACGTCCGGATGCAGCCCGCCGCCGATATTGACGAACCGGGTCTCGAACCGGAAGGCGCGGCCGAACCGGCGGGACACGACACCGCGGGCGCGATCGAAGTGGCGCGGCGGGACCGACATCTTCATGGCGCCCACCTCGATCTTGCGCGTGTAGGGCCGCACGTTGAAGATGATGACCTCGGCATTGGTCGGTATTTCCGAGAACTCACGCACCGGCCGGCCGCCTGCCAGCACCATGAAGCCGCCGGCATAACGGCCCGAGCGCTTCGGGCTGGCCGCGACCAGCGCGTCAAGCGCGGCCCGGATGAGCAGCGGCCAGTTGACGAACTCGTAGAGGATCGGCCCCGGCGCCTGCACCGCACTCTCTGGAGCGCCGCGCACGCCGTTGACGAAACGCTCGTAGTTCGTGCTCGCCTGCCCGGAGGCGATGACGCTGGCCAGTTCCTTCCGCGCGAAGGCCGCCAGCGCCGCATTGATCGCACGCGGCTCCAGTCCTGCGGTCGCCACCTTGATATCGCGCTCGAAGGTCTCGAAGCGAGCCATCAGCCCCTAGCGATCAGGTTGTAGCGCACCACGACATTGTTCATGCGCACGGCCTCGGGTGGCTGCTCTATTCGATAGGTCTTGCCGGCAATGACGATGCGATGGCCCTCGGCCGGCGACAGGCCGCTGCTCGGCGACAGCGTTACCCTACGGTCGCCCTGCTTGAGGCCGGACATCAAATCTTGCGGCTTGAGGCCGCGCACGAAAGCGCGGACCATGGTTCCGGTGCCAGGCACGGCCGATGTGGAGGCGAAGTGCTCGACATCCTCGCCGTGATCCGCAAGTTGCCGGTCCAGCATGGCGATGGCTTCGACCGGCGTCATTGATACACCCTCAGCGTGGAAAGCAGCCGCTCAGACGCCTGCCGCACGATCTGCCCGGCCTGCTCCGATACCGTCCACTGCCGCGTGCCGACGCCTTCGACCTCCTCGGATCGGAGAAACAGGTTCTCGGCACCCAGCGCCTTCATCTGCTGGACACTGATGATGATGGCCTGCCGCGCCCGCTCGGGGATCGGTCCTGTCTGAACCTCACCCACCTCGGCGCCGCTCGTGCCGTTGTAACCCGCCTTATAGCGGACGCGGACGGCATCGGGAGCGCAGGCCGTTGCAGGGAAGGCGAAGCCGGCGGCAAACCATAGCCGCTCATTCGCGAGGCGGTAGCTCGCCTGCGGCACGGTCTGCTCAACACCATCCGCGCCGAGATAGGTCACCGAAACGATGCCGATGATCGGCTTGAATGGCAGAGCGAAATTGCGGCCGCACGAAAAGCCCGGCAGCGTCAGTTCCAGCGTCTGCGCGCCGAGTGAACGGCCAAGCCATCCTGTCGGCCCGTCAATCTCTTCCGTCACTGCCTGGATCAGCGCCGCCATCTTCGGGTCTGAAGATGAGTGCGAGCCGGCTATATCGCCCGGCGCCACGATGGGAGCTGGTGGCGTGACAACGCGCACGGTCATGACAGCCTACTTCGCTGCCTTGTTCTGCGCAGCCGCGCCGGCATCCTTGTTCGACGGCGCCCCCTTGGCCGCCTTGGCGTCGGTGTCGCTGGCCTTCGCCTCCCGCGCGAGACCTCGTTTGATCAGGTCATTGCCGAAGGCGTCGCTCCCGACCTCGAAGACCTGACCATCGCTGATCGTCTTCGTCTCGTCGGTATAGAAGCTGTCCAGTGCCTTGAGTTTCATGATGGTCTCCTTTTCGGCTCATGAGGAAAGCGGCACGGATGCCGCTCCCCGTGATCAACCGAACGAGGGGTCAGGGCGTCGTGGTCGAGGCGGTAATCGCGTCGGAGAAGTCGCCCTTCACGAACGCCTCCGGGCGATAGACAGCGAGTGCAAGGCGCTCCTCGGCACGGATCGTGACGAGGTTCTTGCGGAAGTTGTCGCTGTCTTCCGTGCTGATCTCGACGTTCGCCTCTTCGCGGTCGAAAATCTGCGCACCGAGCTTGAAGGCGCCGACAAGGAACTTGTCGAGCGTCATGGCCTTGGTCTCGACCACCGGCAGACGCCAAAGTGTCGACGGCCCGCCGTTCACCGGATTGCCGATGATGTGGCGGCCGGTCGTGTCCTTCACCAGCTCGATCGTCGCCCAATCGGTCGGGTGCATGACATGCCCGGTCGGAGGATACTCCGCGAGGAACGCCTGAAGCATCGCGAGCCGCAGGATGTCGATCTTGGTCACCGGCGCCGGGATGGTGATCGGCGGCGCATAGGTCGTCGCCTGAGTATAGATACCGTTCAGGTTGGTACCCGTACCCGACCCCATCAGAAGCTGCGCGTCCTCCACGAAGGCGAGCCCGTAGCGGAGCCTGCCGTCGATGTAGGACTGAAGCTGCGGCACGTCATCGAGGATCTGCTTCGTCGCCAGCACCCAATGGGCGATGGTCGACACCGCGGCGGTGACGATATCGAACTTGATTTCCGACTGCGGCTTGGTTGCGCCGGTGGTCTCCGACACGGTCGCGGCGTTGTTCGTGAATCCGGTTTCCTTCACGTACTGGATCGCGTTGGAATCCGTGTTGCCGGGAGTGAGCAGATCGCGCACCGCAAGATTGGTCTGCGGCGGCGCGATGATGCCGGGACGGCGATCGGGAACGATCAGGTCGCCGGCCGAGCCATCGGCATCGGTGGTCAGCGCCGAGATGATGGCCTTCACCGGAATGGAGACGCGCCCCTTGCCGCCGGACTTGACGAACGCCTTGAACTCGTCGTGTTCGGTGACGATCTGGCCGACCGTCTTGCGACGATCCTCGCCATTGCCGGGCCGCGCGACAAGCTTCTGCTCGATCTCGCTGATGCGCGCCGCGATCTCATTGTGCTTGACCAGCGCCTCGTCGGCCTTGGCCTTGGTCTCCTCGGTCACCTTGCCGAGGTTCTTCAGCTCGACATTGGTGGTCTCGGCGGTCTTCTTGACCTCGTCCGCCGCCTTCTTCAGGTCAGCCGCGAGCGTCTTCATATCGTTTTCGTCGGACATCGGAATCTCCTTCAGGTCCGGGTGGGAAGGAAGGCCGCCACCGCGTCGCGCAGCGCAGCCAGATCATTCGCCTTCTCGCCCTCGGACTCGCTCCGAATGGCTTTCGCATAGCCGACAGAGGCGATCTGTACGGCCATGGCTTTCGGAACCCCTGCCTCGCGCAGGAGGTCCTCGAACTCTTTGACGGGCATGGGATCGCCATCGCGCAGGCGGCGGGCAAACTCATCCATGCGTTCGGATTTGACGGCCTCGACGCGGGCACGGCTGTTGGCCGGGAACGAGACAGGGCTGATCTCCCAGAGATCGAGCTTCTTCAGGACGCGGATGCCGCTTTCCTTGTCGATGTCCAGTTCGCGGTAGCCGATCGACAGCCCGCGCACCGCCTTTGCCCTGAGCAGCGCATAGACCTCGCGGGCGCGCTGCACCTCCATGATCAGCCGGCCCTTGCCCCACAGGCCCTTGGCATCCTCGGCAAGGTCTTCCCACACGCCGATGGGCTCGTGGTTGTCGTGCTGCCACAGCATCAGGACCGCCGTGCCCTCGCGGCGATGCTTCGCGAGGCTGTCGACAAAGGCGCCCGGAACGACCTTCTCGCCGTAGCTGTCGACATTGCCGAAGATCGAGCCGTAGCCCTCAAAGGTGCCTTCTTCCGAGAGGTCCTTGACCTTCAGGGCAAAATCCTTGGTCTTCACTGTTGGTCTCCTAAACCATGGGCTCGCCGGGGGCGGGCTGGACCGGACGCGCCGGAACCTTGCCGAGCATGTCGATCGGCTGAAGATTGGACTGCACCGTGAGCGTGTCGCCGCCTTCGACCGGCGGCAGGTTCTCGCGGCTGCGGATTTCGTTGCGCGTCATCACACCGTTCTGTGCGAAGGAACTGTAGAGCGCGGCACGGCCGGCGCTGTCGGCGCGCATCAGCCCCTCGATGACAAACTCGGCATAGAAGTTGCTGCGATCTGCCGGCGGCAGAAGCTGCTTCTTGATCGACTGCTCGATACGGACGAGGTAGGGGCGCAAGGCGAAGGTGAGGAAGGCGATCTGCTGCTGTTCCAGTCCGGTGCCCCAGCTCGTCGAGTTCTGCGTATGGCCGACCATGAACGGCGGCACGCGGAAGATGCGGCATACCTGCTCGACGCTGAAGCCACGCGTCTCGATGAGCTGCGCGTCCTCCGGGTCCATCGTAAGCTGCTCATACTCCCAGCCGGAAGGCAGCGGCATGACCTTGCCGGAAGCACGCGAGCCCATGAACTCGGCGAAGAGCTCCATCAGTTCCTTGCGCTGTTCCTTCGTGGATTTGCCGTTCGGGCCTTCCTTCGCGAAACCGGCGATCTGAAGCCCGCCTTCCATGAACTGCAACGCGGCATCCTCGGCCGCGAGCGCGCCGCGGAACGTCATCCAGCCGTGCCGGATCGGCGAGAGGCCCTTGTCGCCGCCCATGCCGAAACCGCGCAGGTGCAGCACCTTGTGCGCCGGCAGGATTTCTCGTTTGCCACGGTCGTTGACCGCGTATGTCAGGGCGCCGTTCGCGTCGCGGCGCACCATGGTATCGGGCCGCAGCGGCTCCAGTCCTACAAATCGGTCCCCTATGAACTTCTGTTCGGAGAAGCCGTTACCCCAGCCGCAGATATGGGCGACCTGACCCTCCCAGAACTCGGCGGCTGTCTGCCACGAGTTCGGGCTGTCGTGCAGGACGCCATACAGAGGATGCGCATCTGCGACCTCGCGCTTGCCCGGCCCGGTGCGCCGATAGAGCGGCAACGGAAGCGTCCCCGCCGTTTCCGACAGCAGACGGATACAGGCCCATGCCGTCGAGAGCGACAATACCCGGTCGACGGATGGGTGTGCCGCCTGCATCTGTACGTAGGCGGCCTTGGTCTCCGGATCGTCGCGGCCTGACAGCTTCGCGCGCCCGAACCCCAGCCAGCCGAGGGGATTGATCATGCCATGGCCTTCATTTCAGCGAGGTAGTCGCCGAGGTCCTGCGTCTCTTCGCCCACCATCCAGCGGGCGAGCGCCATCATGTGCGCCACCGGGCCGTCGATCTTGTTCTGCTCTCGGTCCTTGCGCGGATAGACATTGTCCTTCGCGTCGGCCTTCGCGACGACGTTCGACAGCATCCATGTGAAGACGGGATCGCCGTTGTGCGCGATGCGCTTCGACCGGATCAGGCCATCCATCAGTTTCATGGCCGGCGAGAAGTTCAGCACCAGCGGCCGGACCTCGATCGTCTCGAAGCCCTCGTCGCGCAGCTCGGACATCATCATGTGTGCCTGGTGCGGATCGAAGGCGATTTCCTGAATGAGGAACCCCTGATCCCGCAGGCCGATGATGTCGTCGCGGATGGTGACATAATCGATCATGTCGCCATCGGTCTGCGTGATCCACCGCTCCGGCGCGTCCCGCCAGCCGCGATAGTGCTGGTTCTCCGGCAGTTCGATCGTCGCTTCCGGCAGATAGTACTTGCCGAACCGGACATAGCCGCCATCATGCTCGAACGTCAGTTCCATCGCCGCAATGTCGACCACCGACGCCAGATCGAGCGCCAGACGGCATGGCTTGCCCCTGAAGTCCTCAAGCCGCAGGTGCGGTCTCGCGCTCGCCTGCCAGCTTGGAATGTCGAAATAGGCGTTGCGCGCCTGCACCCACATGTTGAGGTGCTTGGTCTTGAACACGCCAAGCTTGCGCGGGTTCTGCTTCGCGTCGCGCTGGCGAGCCTTGAGGAACTCGGCCTTGACGCTGATGTCGTAGTTCGGATTGGCTTTCCGAAGCGCCACCTCCGACGACCAGTCGTCCTCCTTGTCCACGGTGTAGATGAGGGCGAATAGCTCGTCGTTCTCGACAAGGCCCTCAAGCACCTTCTCGGCGTCCTGCACTGCGGCGAAACACGGACCCGCGAGATTGTCGCCGGCCGTCGTGATGATCAGCATAAGCGGCTGTTCGCGCGCGCCCATGCCGGTCTCCATCGTATCGACCATGCGATCGGTGGCATGCTCGTGATACTCGTCAACGATGGCGCAGGATGGCGACGATCCGTCGCCGGGATCGCCAATCATCGGCTCGAACTTTGAGCCGTCCGCCAGCCGGTGGATGTTCTTCGCCCCGACGCTGACACCGAAATGGTTGAGGAAGGTCGGCGTCTTCAGCGCCATCAACCGGGCCGGCTTGAACACCTCCCATGCCTGCTTTTCGGTGGTGGCGCCGGAATAGACCTCCGCGCCGTGATCACCGTCGATCGTCATCATGCCGAGGCCGACGCCGGCCGCCCATGTCGACTTCGCGTTCTTGCGAGGCTCCAGCAGCAGAGCTTTACGGAATCGCCGTAGCCCGTCCTGCTTCCGCAGCCAGCCGAAGATGCAGATCGTCTTGAAGCACTGCCACGGCTCCAGCTTCAGCTTCTCGCCGCGGCGCGCCCACTCTCCCTTGGTGTGCGGCAGCAGCTCCAGAAACCGGCACCACTTCTCGGCCACCTTCGGATCGAATCGATAGGGGTAATTGTGGCCCTCGCTGCTGTCGATGTCGTCAAGATGCCGCTGGCAGGCCAGCCGAACCCATTTGCAAGCCGGAACCTTCCCCGAGACTACATCGCGAGCGTATCGGTTGCCGGCGTCAACGTGCGGGAACTCACCCGGCGAGCGAGGCGAACGGGTTCTGCTCATCCGGGACACTCGCCGACACCTTCGATCTGGCTGCCGGCGACAGGCCGAACTCTACGAGCAAGGACTGCGCATGCCGCATGGCCTCGCTGCGCTGAGCGACAGCCGGATGTCCCTTGATCTGCTGGCTGACGACGCGTCCCTCCTCGTCGTACTTGATGCCGCTGACGAAGGTGCGCCCGCCGTCTTCGATCATCGCCGTGCAGATTTCGACTTCCTCAAGCCGGGAGGCCGCTATGGCGAGCATGGCGGTGTCCGACGCGGAGCCGACGCCCATCTTCGTGATGATCGCGACCAGATCGTCGAAAATCTGCGCGCCGCGATCGGAAAGCCATTCTGGCGCCACCGGCAGGTCGGGCAGAGGCTTCGGCGCATCCGGATTCATCCGGTCAGGCCGGTCGGTGCCGGCGACCATTTTCAGGTAATCCGGGGTCTTCTTGCGTCCGGCCATGGAAAATGTCCTTCATTTTGACGGCGCAAAAGTTTGACCCCCCAGCGGTCTAGGCCCCCAAGGCCCTGAACTTTCGATCCGCCCCCCCCCTATGCTGGGCTCACCCTCGCCGTCACCTGCATGACGTGGTTGACCGCCACCCGGCTGACCTCGCATGTCACCAGCGGCGCATCGGGGAACCAGTCCGCCTCAATCTCGACCCTGACCACGCCGGGGATGCTGCTGGCCTGAGAGCCACGCACGCCGATGCCGAAGAACGAGAAGGCCATCAGCACTTCCGAGAGCGCTTCGGCATCGATGTCGATAGCTGTCCTCATCGGTTCTCCTGCCTCTGCTTCTCGCTGGAGTGGCAGCGCCACGGCTCCGCGTCACAAAGCGACTGGAGCGGCTGGTTCCAGAACAGATCGTAGTCGCCTCGGTGCGGGACTGGATGGTCGGCGATGGTTGCCGGCGTCAGGCGCCCATGCTTGAGGCAGTTGGCACACAGCGGTTCGGCTGCAAGCTGCGCCGCTCGCTTCCGTTGCCAGCGGGCTGTCTTGTACCAGCGCCGCCAGTCCTGTTGATCGCGGCGGGCGTCAAAGGCCCGGCGACGCTCGATCGCGCTTGCCTGTCCGGGCGGGCTGTGACGTGGCGGCCTGTGCGGCATCGTCGGCGCGATCCTTTCGCTCAGCGAGTACCTCGGCGAACGGACGCGGGTCAGACGCCTCGGCGTCGGTCGCGTCGAAGTACTTCCTGCGCCAGAACTCGCGGGTCGTGGGAAGGGCGCTGTCGACCATCTGGACGATCATGTTGGTGAGATGGCGGGTCAGCATGTCATCAGCCTCGGTTCCATGCTGCGTGAAACAGGTAAGGCCCGGCCTCCTGCCAGAGGACCGAGCCTTTGTCGAAGAACCGCCAAGCAGGGGCGGCGCGCCGTATGCATCCGACGACTTCTCGGGTGCGGACTAGCATCATGAACCTGAGCCCATGACTGCCGCGCGGGCCGAGCACCCGGCCACTGGCATGGCGACCGGAAAAGCCGCCCGATGATAAGTCGGACGGCTGAAAATAATTCGTACTCAGTGCGAAATATCGCTTGCGTACTCAGTACGAAAATGCGATAACAAATCACCGACCAATTCCGGTCGGGAACGAAAGGAGGTGAGGCGATTGAAATTCCGGCTGACGCTGGTGATCAGGTTTAGGACTTGGCGGTTCACCCTGACCATCAGCTAACAGAAACGGGGATCGGCCTTCGGGCCGGTCCCTCCGGAAGGAAGATCAGCCTCACCTCCTCTTCGAAGGGAATGTAGCATGACACCTGACGAGTTCAAAGCGTGGCGGAAGGGCACCGGCCTGTCACAACAGGAGGTCGCGGACTTCCTCGGCGTTTCTCGCGGCTCGATCGAGAACTACGAGCGCGGCCACCGCCGCGAGGACAATCGGCCAGTCGAGATTCCGGCGTCGATCAGCCGGCTCGTCACCATGACGGCCTACCTTGCGAAGGAAATGGAGATCACGCGGGACCGCATCGAACTGTTCCGATCGGGCAAGCTCGGCTACGTCGATATCCCAACCGGGAAGGACATCACACCGGAGGCGATCGAGGCAGACGAGCGGCGCCTTGCCGATCTGACGGCAGTCCTCGAAAGATATAAACCCGCCTCCTGATCAGGGGCGGGTCTGGACGGCGGACAAAGCTTCGCCTGACGCCGGTTGCGAATCCGGCAGCGGGCCGGGCCGCTGGCCCCGTCACCCAAGTCGCTCGCGGACTGTAGATTGTTTCGGATGCGAAATCAAGGCCACCTGTCTGAGGCAGGGGCCTGCGGCGAACTATCCCGCCACCTTCAGGAACTGGTACGGGACGACGATCGTCTCTTCCGCCTCGTCGAGGCTCCGGAGAAGCACCCTGACCGTCTCCTGATCCTCCCACGCCTGCACCGTCGCGGCGCGGCCGACCTTCTCGCCCCAGATCAGTTTCACGTCTCGGCCGGCCGACAGCTTCTTGCGGGCGCCGCGCGCCGCCAGCTTCTTCCGTTCCCGAAGAAGCTTCTCCTCGACCCTCGAAAGCTGAGCGGCTCGGTTCTCGGCCTCGGCCCGGCTGTGCTGCTCGAACATGCGCAGCCGGAACAGATCCATGGGGCTGATCGCAAAGGGCTTGCCGCAGTTCGCCACCACGCCCTTGATGCCGGGCACGCCGGGGATGCCGGGCGCACCAACGAGGCGGGGCCAGTCGGCATCCGCGAGGTCGGCAACGAAGAGATAACCCTTGAGTAGGGCGAACCGCCGCACCTCATAGAGGCCCTTCCGGTGGCGGTTGCGCACCACGCTGTACTCAGTCGGCATGTAGTAGGTGAACCCGCGATCCATCAGCGCCAGCTCAACCGCCGAGTGTTCCGAAGCTGTCCCGGAAACCACCCGGTAGCCGCGGCGCGTGTGCTCTGCGATCTCCGTCCAGAACTCGCGTTTCGGCCTTTGAGCGCCGGGGAGTGTCCTGACTGCGTACCACGTCATTCAGCGAACCTCTCGATACCATGCGCGGGACTGCGCATTGCGTTGCCTGCGGCGGCGCTCGGACATCCACCGCGTGAAGAACACCCCGGCCGCGAAGGCCAGGATCACGTTGCCGATCGGGATGATGATGCCGGCGGCGCTCAATTCGGTCGCCTCGTCATGCGGATGTACGCGTAGCGCAGCGGCTCAAAGCCGTCCGGCGTGTGCGTCATGTCCCTGCGACAGTTGAGCCATCCCCATCGGTAGCCGGGCGAATGGTTAGGGCCGGGCGCGGGATCATCGGCCTTATGGTCGCGGTATCCGGCGACCACCTCGTCGGTCGGATAGGCGGCGATGTCCCATTCATCGCGAGGCGGGAAGACGGTGCCGACGGCGATCATGCCGCATCCTCACGCTGATTGAAGAAGGTAATCACGTCCGCATCTTCGGACATGGTTTCGAACTTTTCTCGCGTGAGGCGAGGCCAATTCGCCCCGCAGCCACCGCACTCATAGGTGAAGCCGCCACCCCCATGAATTTCCGAGGCCGGAAAATCAGGGTCGTCTACGTGCGTGCCGCAGAATGGACAGGGCTTAATTTCAACGTCGCTCATGCCGCCGCCTTTCGCTTCTTCCGGGTCTTCTGAAACCATGTCGAGGCGAGCCCCTGCCAAACCGAACAGCTATGCGTGGCGGCATAACGCTTCGCATCCGTCTCGGCGGCGCGGCCGAGGCCCTTGATCGCGTCGGTGAGGTCTTCGGGCTCGATCCAGCCCTTGAACTCGTCGTCCGTCATCAGGTGCTCAACAGCCTTGATGTGGTTTGCCGTGATCGGCGCCAGCTCGGCCTTGGCGAGGATTTCCAGATACTGCCGCGCGCGCATCGCTCCGCGCCGACCGATGGCCGCCTGTATGGCCGCGATGGCGATGCAGTCGCCGGGGCGGTAGCCGGCGGATGGATACTTCGGAATGCGGACGCCAGCGCGCTCGCACACCTGCCGGATCGTCTCGGCGTCCTCGTCATCGGCCGCCAGCTTTGCGAAGAACAGTTCCAGCGCGGACACATTCTTGCGGCCGGCATTGATGTCGACAAAGATCGACGCTTCCGACTGGATGTCCTCGGCCTTCACGATCACCGCCGGGACGTGCGTCACCTTCGGGTGCAGCTTCGCAGCCTCAAGGCGGTGTTGGCCGTCCGTCGCGTGGTAGCGGCCATCGGCCTGCGGCACGACGACTAGCGCACCGAACGAGCGCCACGAGAATGCCGACAGGATGCCGTCGACCCGGCTCGGATCGAGCGGGCGCTGATACAGCGGATCGGCATCGATCAGGGCCTTATCGATCCAGTCGAGCACCGGCACCTCGCCGGGATCAGGCAAGGCGCCCGCGTTGATGCGCGCGAGGTCAGTCATGCCATCCTCCCGAAGATATGAGGCAGGGCTGCGTGAACCTTGGCGAGAGCGTCGGCGCGGGTCTTGGCGGTGAAGTCTGCCATGCGTCGGGCGGTCTCCTCCTCAATGGCTCGATCTGCCTCGAAGCCGATAGCGAACAGCTTGTCGCGAAGGGCCACCATCTCGCCGGAACTACTGGCGGCAGCCACGACGAAGTAGCGCAACCGCCTTTTCCCATCTGGATCGCGGAAGGTCTTCGGCATCACACGGTCAACCCTGACCACCTCGAATTGCTGCTCGGGCCGCCATAGCGACTCCCAGCCAGAGCCACCTTCGGAAAGGCATTCGAGAGCGCGTGCCATGCCGCCACCGAGCACAGCGGGGCAGTAGTGCTCGACGTACGTCAGGACCCACTGACCCGCGTCGATGGGGATGATTGCAGTCATGCTGCGCCACTCCTGTTGAAAGGCACCACATTCGAGCCCGAGGACTTTTCCTCACGGCCCCTGTCTTTGTTGGGGTACTCATAGGGGTACTTGCCCGAAGAATTTTCGGGGGACAGGACCGAAGAATTTTCGGGGGACAGGACCATTTTGTCCCCCGAAGAATTTTGGGGGGACAACGAGGTGCGTTTTTTGGCTTTTCGCTGCCGCTCGACCTCTTGGTGATGGCCGAGCATGACCATTGTCCGCTCGCGTGCTTCATCCCGCCAAGGGTTGACCAGCATGTATCTCGCCAGGTTGCTTCTGCGCCTCACGGGGCTCAGGTAAGCGCGTCCCTCTTCGTTCTTGCCGAGCAACCGCTTCTTGCTCATTTCTATCTGGCGACCGCTCAGGCCGGTCTTGGCCATAGCCAACGTCATCGCCAGTTCGCACTGGCAGCTCGGCCATTCAATCACGGCGACATAGGCAGCCAGAAGCTTGAAGTCGGCTGGCTTAATCATCGGATCGACGTTCGCCGTCTCGATCAGATCGAGCTTGTAGGACGCCTTCGAGCTATCCAGTTCCTTCTTCACGTCGCGACCCTCCTCGCCATGACGGCGGTTAGGACGCGCTGGACGGCAAAGATGCCGTCGCGCTGGTGCATGTCGTTGAAGTCGTCGCCCACGGCGGCAGGCATGGCGTACGGAAGGCTGGTGAGCCGCGCATAGTGCTCGCCGGTGCCAAGCCCCGCGAACTGTTCCAGCGGCTTGTCGTTGTCGGTGGCGACGAACGCCCGGCCCTGAACGTGCTGCGCCACGGCGACGATGTTCGAGGCCGAGAAGCAGCACAGGACGGTGGCGCGAACACGCAGGCCCTTGAGGGCGGCGCGGATCGAGAGGCCGGTAGCGTAGCCCTCGCACAGCCATGTGTAGACGCCGGTGGCGAGGCGGTGGGACGCCCCGCCGATCTCGCCGCCGAACAGGAACTTCTTCGTCCCGTTTTCCCAGACGAGCTGCGCGCTGGTCACATTGCCTGCGCGGCGGGCCGGGATCAGGATGGCCCGCTCACCGGCGACAAGGTAGTCGGCCGGGATGAACTCGCCATGGTGATTGACGTGACCCGCAAGCTCGCGCACGTCGGCGGCGGTGACCACCAGCGTCTGTTCTTCCCGAAAGCCCTTCGCAGCAAGATAGGGGTGGTTGGACTGGCGGGCGGACGACAGCAGGGCTGATGCGATCTCGGCCGCCCGTACAGCGGCGCGGCGCCGCTTCTCATCGGCGGCCGATATGCGCGCCGCCGTCACCTTGCGATCCTCTGCCGTACGCTCCCGGCTGGACAGCCAGACTGTCTCCTTCTCGCCCGTCTGCCAGTTCCATGCGGTGACGCGCTCGTCGTCCACCATGACGCTGCCGTCGCCCTTGCCGTTCTTGCCGGAAGACGTGTCGGTCCTCGTCCAGCGGCCGTCGCGATAGGATCGCGGCGGACGGATGCCTACCGCCGCGCATGCCCGGTCCATGGCTTCGCTGATCGTCAGATGGTTCACGCCGCAGCCCTCTGCGCGTTCCGCCTGCGGAAGGCTTTCACCTCACGCTCGATCAGGCCCCACTGGTCTTCACGGAGCGCGGATTGGTCGGCCGATGACAGGTACAGGCCATAGGGCAGCTTCGACCCCGGATAGATGCCGCACCAGATGCCGAACGCCCATTTGCGGGCGGCCTCCTGACCTTTCCGGGTGTTGGCGAAGCAGTAGCAGAGGGCAGCGTTCCAGATGCCCTTCGGGTCTTTCAGGCAATCGGCGCGCAGGCCCTTCCGGGGTTGGAAGGCATTCTTTAGGCTGACATCGAGGTCGACCAGCTCGCCCTGAACAATCTGGATCTGGCCCCGCTTCGGTCGCTGCCATCCGCATGACGGGCAGGTGTCCGAGCCGGCTTCCATCTGGAAGCCGCAGTCCATGCAAAAGTACTGCTGCTTGATCTTCTCTGCCGGCTCGCGAACCTCGCTATCGCGCTTCTCGGCGCTGGATAGCGTGTCGACGCCGTGCTCAAACAGCCATGCCGTGTCGTTCGCGAAGGCGATGCTGTTCCCGCTGTGATCAAGCCACAGCCCAAATTCCTTGCCCGGAGCGATGCGCATCACCCGGCCCATTTCCTGAATGTGGGACGAGAAGGATTTCCGGTATGGCCGGCAGGAGATGCCGCAGAGCACGTCCGGCACGTCGAAGCCCTTCGTCAGGACCGCGCAGGAAACGAGGCCGTGGATGGCGCTGTCGCGCTTGCTGAACTCCTCGATCTTTTCGCGCCGTTCATTGTCCGACGCGTCGAGATAGCTGATCTGCTGGAAATTGTACCCAACCTCGGCGAACTGGCGGCATAGCTCCTCGCCGTGCAGTACCGAAGGTGAGAAGACGATAGTCTTCACCGGCCCGCCAAAATGCCGCCGCGTCTGCTCCTCCCAAGTCTGGATGACATCACCAACGATGGTTATGCCGCGAGCACCAGCGTCATCGTCGTCGTACTCGCCGGTGAACTTCTTCTTGGCCCCCGTCATGTCCGGCGTCACGCAAGCCTTGATCTTGAGAGGCGTGAGAAACTTCTCGGCCAGCAGCTTGTTTACCGTCGTGCTGTTGACCAGCCCGTCCCAATGATTGGCCATGCCAGCGGTGAAAGGCGTTGCCGTCAGGCCGATCGTCTTGGCAGGGGCCTTCGCGATCAGGTCCAGCACCGCCTTCCGGACCTCGTGGCATTCGTCCCAGACGATGAGTTGCGGCAGTGCATCAAGCTTAAATGAACGGCGTTCCAGCGTCTGGGCACTGACGATCTGCACGAGCTTCGACGCGTCGGTTAGCGGATGATCAGCCTGGATGACGCCATGGTCGATACCGTACCGCCAGAAGCGACGGCTCGTCTGGTCGACAAGGGTTTTGCGATCAACGATGAACCAGACCCTCGTCCCCTTGGCGATGGCGCCCAAGATGATCTTGATGGCCATCTCCGTCTTGCCGGCGGCAGTCGGCGCGACAAGAATTTGCCGGGCAAGGCCCTGCGCGATGCCGGCTCGCAGCCCCTGAACAGCCTCTTGCTGATATGGGCGCAGGTTGATCGTGGCCACGGAGGAGAGAAGATCGCTCATGCCGCCAAGCCCCTCTCCGCGATCTTCGCCCCCTCGCTGACAAACCATGCCCAATCGGCTGCATCAGCGCCGCGGGGCGGGTTCGCGAGCATGAGTTTGGTGAGGTACTCGGCATCGGCTCGGCGCAATCCGCCGTCGTATTGAAGGATGGCTGCGCGCTCCTCGAACACCGCCTCCTCACTCAGGAAGACCGCGATGGCCTTGGCGTTCTCACGGATATAGGCTGACGCGCCCTCCGGCAGCTTTGCCGGATTGATGATTTCCAGCCTGCGCCCGTCCAGCAGGATATTGGCGCCGTGGGCGCGCACGCGGGCGATGATCTTGGCGGCGTCAGCCATCGATCTCGATGACCTCCCGGCTGGTATAGCCAAGATCGATCGCGATCTTCCGCCACCTGTCGGCCGATCGAAGGTTCCTCACCTTCTCCTGACTTTCACTTTCGATGCGGATTTTCTGGGATTCGATCACCTTGTCGCGCCCGGCGATCACCGCAGCGAAGCCGCCACTCTCGAACTCGGCCTTCATTTCGCGGTACAGCTTGTTCTCGGCGCGAAGCTCTTCGACTTCACGCTCAAGGACGCGGTTCGCCTCTTCCAGCTCGGCTATGCGCTGCTCGGCGGTCAGACCGTTGTACTCGGGCTCGGGCCTGCCGGCCTTCCGGTCAGCCTTGGCCTTCTCCTTGAAGGCTTCTCGGTCCTTGATGGCCTGCGGAAGCTTCTCGGCGGCGGCGGCTCGGAACGCCTCGTTCTCGTCATCCTCGGCGGCGGCCGGCGCGGGGTCGGCCCCGCTGTCCTCGACCTCGCCGGCTGGCTGTTCCTCGGTGGCGCCAGCGTCGGCAGTGGGCGATCCGATCGCACCCGTATTCATGACCGAGACGTTGCCATACCTGTTCCTGTAGAAACGAGGCTCACCGCCGGCTGCGCGGATTTCTTCAGCGCGCGCGGCCACATCTTCCGGCACTTCAGGTGGCGTTGGCGGCGTGGCTTCACTTGCGGTTCTGCAAGTGAGTTCATTCTGAACAGCCAGCACTAAATCACGGCTGACATGGCAAAGCTGACTGATCCGGTTGACCGACCACTGCGACCATTCCGCGTCGTTCAGCAGCGTTATGACGGCCCGGCGCTTGTCCTCGTTTGTCCGCCGAAGGCCATGATCGGAGTTGGCTCCGACGCTATGCAGCATCGCCTCCCGGCGGGTGCCCTGTCGAACTTCAACGGCGATCTTCTTCTTGCCCGCCTGAAGATGTGCGCGGTGGCGGTGGAAGCCGTCCGCCAGCCAGTACGTCTCGCCATCATGGAAGACGACCACAGGCGGGAAGACAATGCCATCACTGATGTCCTCGGCGTACGACTGTACCACCGTCCCGTCGATGCCGGCGCGCGATTGCGTTCCGCCGTCGACGCGGATCATGCTGATGTCGATGTTGCGGGGCTTGGCCGCCGAGCGCGCGGCCTTCGGCTTCACGAACTGCTTGGCGATGCTCATGCCGCCACCCCTTCACGCGCGGGCGGCGCGCGGCGCGCATCCGTATGCGTGTGCGAAAGAAGCCGGCGCAGTTCTGCGAGGGCCTCGACCACGCTGCGGCCGGAGGCGGTCAGGCCGGTTTCCGGGTCGCGGACGATGACGGTCCCGTCAGAGGTCCGAATACAGGGGAAGCCGCTCATGCCGCTGCCCTCGGGCGCCGGACACCACGCGGCCATGCCGCACCGCTCGGCCAATTCTCGGAGAGCCAGCAGAGGGAGTTTTCCAGCCGAGAGGTCGTAATGTCAGCGCCGCCGCGAAGCAGGCCGATAGTCTTGCTATCGCCAAACATGCGAAAGCTCAGGGTTTTCTCAGCGGTCTTCGACGCCGCTAAATAGGCGTCTATGGTCTCCAGCAGTTGGCGGACTAGCAGCGTCACGCGATGACCTCCGTGTCATGATCGGTTTATTAACCGTTTTCATAACACGGTTTTCGAACCGCTAGCAAGGGGGAGCGATGCCGGTTATAAAACCGGAATGGGAAACGTACTCGTAAACATCTTGGACCGGCTGGAAGAGGTCGGTCTTACGGCCAGCGCGGCATCGCTCGAAGCTGGCCTTTCCGCCGATGCGATCAGAAACATCCAGCGGACCTATCAGCGAACTGGCAAGGTGAATGTCACCTTGGAAACGTTGCAGAGATTGGCGCCGGTCCTGCAAACGACGGTCGGAGCCCTTATTGATAGCGACGACGAAACGCCCTCGCGCACAAGTTCGAGCGAGGTCACCCCGATCCGGCCAAGGCTGGTGCCTGTGCCCATCGTCGGGCGCGCGGCGGCGGGTCTCTTCTATGAAGTCGACAGCCTCGATCAGTCGTCTCTGGAAGTGATACACCTCCCGCCGGATGACAAGTTCCCGCAGGCGCGGCAGATGGCATTCGATGTCCAGGGCGACAGCATGAACGATCTTAAGCCTCGCCCTCTGCTGCCGGGGGACAAGGTAATTTGCGTTGCCTACGATGACGTGGCCGACATCCTGCCCATCATTCAAGGCATGGTGGTCGTTGTGCAGCGTACCCGCGATGGCGGCCAGACGATCGAGTGGTCAGTGAAGCAAGTGGAACTTCAGCCGGAGAAGACCATATTCCATCCTCGCTCCACAAATCCGAAGCACAAGCCGATCGTCATAAACCGCGACTTCCAAAGTGATGACGGCACGAGCGTCGAAATCCTTGCTGTGGTTCGACGCATAGTCACGGACCTTCCTCTCTCGTAAGCTACGCGACCATCCGCTTGCGCTCTTCGGGCGAAAACCCCGCGCATGCTTCGGATATCTCCGCCATCACGGACCGCGACGGCTCCTGACACATGTAGGAGTCTCCGTCTGGCGTCACATAGTTCATGATGGGGATGACCACGAAATGATCGTCATCCTCCAGCACCGCCACTGCCGCAACATCGAAGCTGTAGCGCGGGAAACGTCGCATGAGGTACGAGGCAAAAAGCTCCTTGCACCGAACGAGTTCGCGGCTTCGCCCGGCCGGTGGGACGATGATGAACTGCGACACCTGAACCGGCTGTCTCATATCAATTCTCCTCCGCCTACGCCGACCAACTCGCCTATGGGGCTTTCGCACCGCTGGCACGAAAAGCGCAGAGATCCCAAGTAGGCGCTTTCAATCAGTTCCTCGCCGTCTCTCGGCGCGTCCGGTTCATTCGGAACTGACACCGGCACCGTGCCCTCCTTCAGGCAGTTCGAGCACCGGACATAGAGCACGAACAACCGACTGCACTTCTCTGCTGCCAAGCCCATTTTGTTCTCCTTCTGTTCCTACACAGAAAGCAGAACATGCGAGGGGAGTCGAGTCGAATTTTTGCGTCGGTTTTTGAACCTGTTGTTTCGTAATCGGTTTTTAGACCGCGACGGCAGTTGACTACGGTTTAAAAACCGATTAGGGTTAACGCCGAGAATACAAACAGCCTTCGGAGATCGACATGACTACGAACGACGCCACGCGGGCGAGCGCTGGAGCTTTGCCTGCACTAAACCGCCGCAACTTCATCAGCACCATGGGGGCAGGCGCTTTGGCAACTGCTGCGACATCCGCTGTCGCCGCAGAAGCTGCCACGCAAGAGCATCCGTGGGAGGAAGCCCGTCGTCTTGCCGACGAACTCGCGGAAGCTCTGGAGAAGGGTGACGGGTGCTTCAGCGGGCCGGGAGGCCGCTGGTACGCCCAGATATATCCGATGAGCCGCGGCGACTACACGGTGATGTTCGTCAACATCAAGAGCGCGGAAGGGGCGACCACAACCAACTCGGGAGTTCCGGCATGAGCGCCGCTTACGTTCCGGACAGCATGGAAGGTGGCCTTCGCCACCTGAACGACCTCATTAGCATCATCTGTGAAGTCCAGTTCGAATTGCCGACAGGGACCTTTGATGAACGGATCAACGGTCTTCTTTGGATCGCCCGCGATTTGACTGAAGGTCTGTACGAGAAGCACTTGGGGGAGGAGCAGTCATGAGGCACCTCAACACGCTCCCGGTGCAGCCCGAGTACAGGGCGCTGATGATGTACGACACGTTGCCGGCCGGGTGCATCGCTGTCCAGTGCACCGACAACTACAGCTATCCGCATATCCGGCCGGGCGAGCACGTCGTAGTGGACACTGCCGATCGAGCCCCGCGACACCTCGAACTGTACGTGATCGAGTGGTCGAACGGCCGGAGGGTCATTTGCCAAGCGAGGAATACCGGGAGGAAGGCCAAGGATCGTCCGGATGAGATGCTCTGGTCAGTCGGCTCTCTGCAAGCAGTTCGGGGACGGGCGGCGATCGAAAGCTATCTGGATCGCATAGCCGCCGAAACGCCCGGCGGCGGCATTCCAGTCATTCGCGGCCTTGGCTGGGCTGAAGGCTGGTGGATCGCAGATGGCCTGGCGAAGAAGCTCGTCGGATGCGTCGTCGGCCTGTACGCGTCTGGCTTCGAAGAGCCGAGGAAATCTCGACCATGAGCGTTCATCCCGATGCCGAGCTGCAACGACTTGGTCGCGATCTGGAACTGCTGCTGCGGGCTGATGCGGTCCTCAGCGAGTGCAACGATTACGACAGTCGCCATTCTGCGCACGCCCGCGCAGTGAAGGTCATGAGGGCAATCCATCGCCTCCAGCCTTCGACATTCGAGGGCGTGGCCGTCAAGCTTCGCGCCCTTTGCTTCGATTTCGCTGATTTTGACCGGTCGAAGCTGACCCTGAAGGACGGCGACGTGGCTGAGCAGCAGCTGGGGCGTCTGATGATGCACGTCCATCAGATGGCTAAACGGAGGGCGCGGTCATGAGCCGCTTCATCAACCAGCGCGACATGTCCGCACTCGAAGTGTACCGCTGCTGCTCAGAGGCGAGGGCGATCCTGAACCTCTGCCACGCAGCGGCCTGGACGATCCAGAACACGGACAGTCAGCACGCGATCAAACAACTTGCCGACGACATCGGTGAGGCGACCCGGCTCGCGTCCGAGCTTCTGGATCAGGTCTCGGACGCCATCGAGCGGCATGAGGGCGGTGCGGTCCATGCGGCGGGAGGCGCCACATGAGGCTCCTTCGCGGCATTCTGGCCCTCTACCACGCGTGGCGCGCTGATCGTCACCGTCTGTATCGGCGCCACGTCGCGGCACGGCTGTTCGTAGCGTCCGGGCGCCGGCCTACGCAGGCTTGCCCGGCCGGCTCGATCCTGCTCGCCTGCATCGTCGGCATGGCGATCTGCACGGTTTGGATCGCCATCACTTGGGGAGCGGCACCATGAAGCGTTCCGACCTCCCCCTGCGGCTGGACGATCTGCCGATATTTGCGACCGACGATCAGATCGCGGAGGCCATCGTCGGTAAGCATGCTGCTGAAAAATGGAAGCGGGAACGCCTGCCGACACTTGCCAGCAAACCGGGTTTCCCGCCTATTGATGCGTTCCACGGCGGACGGCCGGTCAAGTTGGTTGCCCGCTTTTATGAAGAGTACCTTGGAACTGGCGCCGGCAGTGCCATTGCGCCGCGTGGTGTAGAGGATCGGTCAGCATGGAAACCGTCAAGGCGCCGGGCCTGAAATGGCGCAAGCTCGCTTCTGGTCTGTCACCAATCTGGGTGGCGGACGAGACCGACGTTAAGAACGGCTACCAACCGAAAACCGTCAATTTGAAGCACTTGACCGATCAGCCGGATATGCTGGTCGCCAAGTGTCACGCGCTTCAGGCGGACATGATTCTATGGCGAACGGGCTACCGGCGCGACCTGCTGAAGTTCGATGGCACCATCCGTTCGCTGCTCGATGTTTACGAGTTGCATGAGCGGAGCACGTATCGGAAACTCAAACCGGCCTCCCGGCGTCCATACAATCACTACCTCAAGAGCCTTCGAGGGCACATCGGCGCCATTCGCGTCGGTGACATCACCGGCGTCGATATTCTCGACTGGCATGATGTCTGGTCCGAAGGCGGCAAACATCTCGCGGCCGCCGCGATGGCGCGGTCGGTACTGGACGCTGCAATCAGCTTCGGCATCCTGTTGAGGTTCACCGGATGTCCGGATTTATCGGTGATACTTCGGGAAACCCGCAAGAAGCTGCCCGGCCCCAGATCGCGCGACACGGCTATGACGGCGGAAGACGTTGTTCGGCTTCGGCAAGCCGCCCACGCTCGCGGGGAGCCCACAATGGCGCTGGCCTACGCCATGGCCTTTGAAACCATCCTGCGGCTGTGGGATGTCGTAGGCCAGTGGGTTCCGCTGGATACTCCGGGTGTCTCGGACGTGATCGACGCGGATCGGCAAGAGAAGTGGCACGGCCTGCGATGGGAGGACATCGACACCAATCTCTTACTGGAATACACGCCGTCCAAGACAGCCGACACGACGGGCAAGGCAATGGTCTATCCCCTGACGAAGGCGCCCATGGTGCTTGAGGAACTGGCTCACTGGCCGGTCGAGAAGCGGACAGGACCTGTTATTGTGGCACCCACGACGGGACTGCCATACCAAGAGCAGAACTGGCGGAAGCGCTTCAACAAAGACCGCAAGGCGGCCGGGATCGCCACCAACATCTGGGCACGTGATCTTCGCGCTTCGGGGATTACCGAGGGCCGAGGCTACAATGTCTCGATCGACGACGCGGGAAAGGTTGCAGGCCACACCGGCACGCGCACGACAAAGAGGGTCTATGACCGTGCTGTATTGGAGGCCGCCGATCGCTTCGCTGAAGCTCGCATCAAGGGCCGTGAACGGAGCGGTAACAGCGGCGGTAACGTGCGGTAACGCGCGCCCGATTTCTTAAGTGAAATTAACCTCTTCGACGCTCCCATGGTTAATGCCGCCTTAACCTTCCCCGCCTAGGCTTGGCCCGACTGGCAGGCTGCTCCCCGGAGCGGCCGTCTTGGGTTGACGGGGTAGACACATGCGTTCTGGCTATTCGCCGACAATGA